AGCTCTTCTAGTTTCCAGTACTGTGGCCAGACAGGTTTTTCTGTAGGCAAGATAGCAGGAAACTCAATCACGTCCCACTGATCTGCTTTCACATCACTTTGTGCTCTCATCAATTGTCCTGTCAAATCTTTTGTAGACCACCTCGTCATAACAATAACAATCCTACCTCCTGGTTGAAGACGCTGCCGTGGTCCTGATGTATACCACTCATATGCTGTATCCATTGCTGTTTCACTTAATGCATCTTGCTCACTATGAGGATCATCAATAATTAATAAATCGGCGCCCCTCCCTGTGATGGCTCCACCAACACCCGCGGCGAAATACTCTCCCCCCTTATCTGTCTCCCATCTACCTGCAGCTTTAGAATCCTGCGATAATTTAACATTATCAAAAATATCTTGAAAAGAAGGTTCCTCCATTAAGTTACGAACTTTACGACCAAAGCGATAAGATAGTTCTGCTGTGTGTGTTGTTTGAATAATCTTGAGTTTTGGATCACGGCCCATCATCCACGCAGGAAAAAGGAATGATGCAAATTCTGATTTTGTATGTCTGGGTGGCATGTTTACGATTAGTCGTTTTATCTTCCCCTCCGCCAAGGCTTGAAACTTTTCTGCGATTTGTATGTGGTGGGGTCCCTCTACAAAGTCTGGCCAAACTTGTTTTACAAATTTTAAATAATTTTCTCGTGCTAAATTTTTTAAATCAAATGTTTTTTTACGCAGCAATAACTTTTTTTGTAATATGTCTAATTCACTCGGACTTAAATTATCAAAATTAGTTAGCCTCTTAAAGGTATTAAGATCAGCCATCCGATGTTTATACCATAAAGTCTGTATGAGTAAAACAGTATATATATATATAAATAGTATTGACCTACGGACTTTTAGGGGTAGCCCCCTTTTTTATTTTTTCCAATCTCAAAACGAGGAGCAAGAGACCCCTATAAGGTAGAGAACGAACCATTAAAAAAACTCACAAAATCGTGAAAAAAAATGTAATTAACTCTTGATATAAGATAATATATAACTATATATAATAATATGATATTAACTTTAAACAATGGAGTGTATAATGAAAATAATATCTAATCATGTATTCACTAGAGAACATATGAAATCTGCAATTTATAATTGTGGTATTTTTTCTGTAGGGTTTATAAAAAAGAATGGAGATACTAGAACTATGACTTGTAGAACTGTATCTAATGACAAGTTTTTCAATGGTGGAAAACTTAAAGGCAATAGAGAACATTTAATTGAAGTTATTGATATTGATGCTCTTAAAAAAAATAAAGACAATCCAAGAAAAGCTTGGAGGTCTATTAACCTTACGACTTTAACAAGTCTTAAAATAGGGGGTGTTGAATGGGTAAAGTAACTTATAATACTATCTTTAAGTTTGAGTCAGAGTTTATTAATTCTGATATTGAGATATCTTGGAATGGTTCAAGTACTTTCAATGTTTTTAATAGTAAAGGCAAGGCTATCGATTGTTTTACACACTATAACATTAAAACAATGGCACAAGCCGAGCAAGTAGCCGACGAACATTTTGAAGAACTTGAACAAGAATTCAAACAAGAACAAGCAATAGAACAAGCTGATAGTTGGGAAACACCATTTACTGACAATCATTAATTAAACAAAACAAAGCCCCTAATAATTAGGGGCTTTTAATTCTTAATTAGGAGAGTGATTATGTTTAAGGCACATTGGATAATATTATATTTATTTGTTTGTTTAATTATGCTATATATCCCACATTGGATATGATTAGAGTAGCATTCATTTTTATTCTTGGGTCATTTGTATTGGTACAAATGGCTCATCTATTTTAAACAACAAGACTCAAGGAGGACCTGATGATTATTGAAAGACTTAAAAAAATTAGAAAGATTAAAAGTAATAAGAATATAATAGAGCTCATGGATTGTTGTTCTATTGGCTCTATTAGTTTTCATCCTGATGATGAAATAGAATCTTATCACTTAGGGGATACCCCATACAATAAACACTATCAAAAGTATTTAATTAAAAAATTAAATACTTTAATTCCTCAAGCAACAACACACAATGAGAGCCTGGTTTACGAGCTCTTATATGCTTTCAATCAAGATAAAACTGGGGAAGACTTAAAACCTAAAGGATGGTATGAATGATTAAATTAATTAAAAACTTATTAGGATTCAAGGCACAAGAAAAAAATATTAACTATATTTGGCTTTATATGATGAGTCATCAAAACATAGGAGTGATAGGAGTATGTGCTAGGAATAGGCAGCTGGATATTAAAGGTCCTGATAATGGTTAAAGGCTCAAGAAAAAAAGCCCTCAGTTGAACACACAAGGGCTTTAAGATAACCAGGGGATAGTTGACTATCCCCTTTTTTAATTATTATATTTCAGCTTCAAAATTACAATCACCATTTTCTTCTACACATTTTTTAATCTTTTCCCCTAGTTCTAATCTTGCATACCAACCAAGAATTTCTTTCGATTTTTCAGGAGATAAGTTTATTTGATCCTCAAGCATTTTATCATTCCAACCATTATTCTTTTTAAAAAATGTATCTAGTTTTTTCTTCCAAGAACCCAATTCAATTTTGCACTTTAGGATCCCTTTATCAATTGATGTCATGTGATCATCTTTATCAAAATGATAATTTAAATATGAGTTATAACCCTCACTACCAAAAAAATCTGCATCATCGCTTGATTGAACAGCAAACATAAACTTACCACTTATATCACCTTCATAATATCTACCCATAGTCTAACTCCTTTTGTTATGATTAAATAATATATTGACTTTATATGTTAATTATCCCATAGTCAATTATTAATTAAATATATAGGAGTGTATATGAAAACTAGAATTGAACACAAAAAAGAATGGGGTAGCCTAGCAAGAAAATTTCTTGTTGGTAGAAAAATAGTTGGTGTTTATTATATGTCTGAAGAAGAGAATGAAGAAATTTTTGGAGAAGACCAAAGCACTAATATTAAAATAATCTTTGATGATGGTCATTGGATCACAGCAAGTCAAGATGATGAAGGCAATGGTAGTGGAGTTATTTTCACTAGCTATTCTAAACTTTCAGTTATCCCCTCTATATGAGTAATCCTATACCTATCCATTACTTTTCAAATGTTCCTAACAATGAGGAGGGGGCGGAGTTTATCCGCCTCGCTCGTAAATTTTTAAATCGTAAAAGATATAAAATGAGAAAGTTAGGAAGAGGCACAAGAAAAGTAAATGGAGCAAAAAATTCTTATCGATATAGTGCTTCACTACCTCACCAATTCTCAGAGAGGTTCAGTTTATATATTGATGATCACCTTGACGGCAATGCTGACTCACAAAAAATAGAAAGTGAATATAAAAGTAGTCAAAAATTAGATCGGATCGTAAGTCACTTAACGAGTGCTTTGGCTGAAGCAGATGGAGATTGCTCTTAAAGGTTCACTCCAAAGGTACCAGGTTTTTACCTGGTACCAATTAAATTAAAATTAAAAATATTAAAGGGCTCAAGAGCTGATCAGCTACAGGTCCCAGGGTTCAAGCAGCTTAAAAAAATAATACCAGGCACAAGGATCAAGGACCCGGGCACAAGTCCCAGGCCACAAGATTTAAATTTAATTAAGAAGTATAGGGCGCAAGGATATCTTTAATATATATGCTGCCAGCTTCGTCAAAAAAACCAGCGTCGCTGCCTTTAACGTCCATAAATACTATTGACTTCCAGCCTCGGCCCTGCTTTGGTGATTCCAGGAGCTGAGCTCTAATAGGTCCTAGTCCATTATCAATAGTATACCATTCATTTTTTTTAAGTAGTTTAGCTTCCATAATTTTTTTCTCCCTTTGTTAAAATTATCTCTTGACATTATCCCATAATATTTTATATGTCAACATAAGAATTAATAAACATGGAGTGAATAATCATGAATATAAAAGAAGCGAAAGAAATTGTTGGAGGTTTAAGTAACCCTTCCAAAATGCCTGGTTATGGCTACGGCTTGAGCGCCTTTGATTGTCAAACCGGGAGCAAGCTGAGATTAATTAAAAATAGTACTTGCTCAATGTGTTATGCATTGAAGGGGCGTTATACTTTTCCAGGTGTTAAGAATGCACACGCCAACAGACTAGAAGCAACGGCCAAATCTAATTGGGTTGAGGCTATGGTGTTATTGGTGAATAACTACGGAAAAAAAATTCCTTATTTTAGGTGGCATGATTCAGGCGATCTACAAAGCCTAGACCACCTTAAAAAAATTGTAGCTGTTGCAATGGCAACGCCAAGCGTTAAGCATTGGCTGCCGACTAGAGAACCAGGGATCTTGAAAGCTTTTTATAAAGAAGGCAATTCACTCCCGGGAAACCTGGCAATCAGGGTTTCAGCTACGATGATTGACGGCAAGCCTCATAGCAATATGGGGCTAACGTCAACAGTAAGCAAGAATGAAAAGCCCACTGGCCATAATTGCCCAGCTAGTAAACAAGATAATGAATGCAAGAGCTGCCGGGCTTGTTGGAATATCAATATAGAAAATGTTAATTATGCGATCCATTAATTATTGCAATCATTGCTCCAGGGAATATCTCCTGGAGCTGATGATTAAAGACTTATGTATCAGATGCTATAATCAGGACGCAAGGTTCAAGGTTCAAGGCCGCAAGGCACAAGAGTTAATGAGCCAGGACTCAAGAGCTGGCCAATCTATTTCATGTGAAAAGAAGGCACAAGGTTCAAGAACCAAGCCTTGAGACGCAAGGTTCAAGGTCCTTCCTCCAGAGTACAGAGCAATGCCTCTTGGAGAGGGGGTCTGTACCATGATAAAATTCTTGCCACCAAGTTTAGAACGGTGCATATTCCACGATATCTGCCCCGGTGAAAGATTAACTTTATTCCCCGTACTTACCTTCAACTCGCACCAAAATTCACCAAAACCTTTTTTTGGATCATTAAATAATCCATTTAAATCAGGGATTCCTACAGGTGTAACAGCTTCTATTCTAGTCCAGGTAATTTTTAACGACTTATTCTTTATTATCTTCCAAAATTTCGTCTCTGGTTTCATCGTCATGAACAGTAAAGCTCCCCTCTATTGTTAATTTTTTATCCATGTCAGTAAGCAATTTATCCACTTCATCACGGCTTAATTGATCGATTGAACCATGCATAATTTCTTTTCTATCAATATATAATCCAGCTACTTGACCTCTGGATTTTTCAGCTTGAACAGCAGCATTCCAATTGCCTTTACCTTCTGCACCCTTGCTCAACTGGTCCAGTCTTTTTAAATGTCTATGTAGATTAACTTCATATTTCTTTTCATCCTGGTTACGAAGTTCTCGAATGTATTCTGCAACATGAGGTTTTTTTCGTAGCTCGGAAGCAGTCTTGGCTGCAACTGATTCAGCATAACCTGCTTCAATAGCACAAGCCGTAGCTGTCATTTCATCCCCCTGGTCAACAAACAATACACAGAATTTTATCTGCTTTGGAGTTAATCTATCTCTAATGATATCAATATCCATACTACCCTTATAATTTAAATTGGCAGAAAATAAAGGTTTTATTTTTTACTGCTACACCTGGTTAAGGGTGACGTAGCAGTGACGTAGCAGTAAAAGGGGTGTTAAATCATTGGTATGTATAGTGATTTTCTCTACTGCTACACTGCTACACTGCTACAAGGGGGTAATTGATTTCTTGTAAAGAGATTAGGGGTAAAAAACACTATACACTCTATTTTTAATGTGTAATAATGTAGTTCTATTCACTCCCTTCCCCTATTTTGTATCAAAAGCAAGATAGGGGTTCTTTTTTATTTGACTTACATATTTACATGGGATAATTAGTATACAACTTTAAACAAAGGAGATGAATATGGGACAATACCATAAGTTAATTAATATAACTAAAAAAGAATATATCGTGGGCCATGAAATAGGTATCATGTTAAAACATTACGAGCAAATAGGATTTGAAGGTTCGATGGCCGATGTCCTTTACTGTTTGATGATCGCTCAAGGTAATGACC